GTTCGCCGAGTCAGCGCCGGTGTAGAGCCCGGCGACGTACTGGTCGGCGGTGTCGGCCAGCCCGTAGGCGGACTCCGACGCTGCCTCGTTCATCAGGGCGCCGCCGTCGGCCGACTGGCGCAGATCGATGTCGTCGACCTCGAACGCGAAGTACTTCGACTGGTCGATGAGCAGCGCGCGCTGGGCGTCGGTGAGCGTCTCGGGGGTGATCGTGGTCGAGTCCTTCGTGTACGACCCGATGGTCGGACGGGAGATCGACGTGATGCGGACGGTGTCGCCCTTGGCGGACACCTCGCCCTCGTAGTTGCGGTTCACGACGGACGGACCGGCGTAGACGAGGGCCTTCTTGAGGGACGAGAGGACCTGGGCGGACCAGACCTCCGGGATGAAGTTGGTGATCGCCATGTCGGCGTTCCTCCTAGGTTCAGGTGCGGGTGGTCACGCCGAGGAGGTCGTCGAGGTGACCACCTTCACGGAGTGCGTTGATCTCGTCGGGCGACTTGCTCGAGAGCTCTGATCTGTCCTTGACCTGCCAGGGCCGGCCGGGGGTGTGCCCGGTGCCGTTGCCTCGGGCGCCACCGTCGAACGACGACGGTGTGGCGGCACCCTTGAGGTACGGCTTGGCTGCGAGCAGTTCTGCTACCGCCGTGTCCGCGCCTGTGACCCGACCGGCGTCGTCGATGGTCACTGCGTTCTTGTCGAGAAGGGTGATGACGGCGTCGACATCGACGGCGCCTGCCTTCGCGGCTTCGTTGGTGACCGCGGAGCGGATCACCTGATCTGCGAGCGTCCACGCCATGCCCTCGGCACGGCGGGTCGCTTCGGTGGCCTCGCGACGGAGACGTTCAGTCTCCGTTTCGTTTTCCTGCTCGATGGTGGCGAGCCGGGCGGCCTTGGCCTTCAGGTCGTCGTAGTCGGCGAACTTCTCGCGCTCGCGCTGCAGGCGGGGGCCGAGCATCCGGTCGAACTCTTCCTGGGTCTGCGGCGCCTTGAACGCTGGCGGCGCGGGAGGATCGGCTGGGGGTGCGTCGCCGGATGCGGGCGCGGCGGGCGGGACGACTGGGTCGTCATTCATGAGGTGTTGCCTCCGGGTGGAGTGGACCGCCGCACGGTGCGGCGTGGGGTGTTACAGGACTGCGGGGACGGTCACGCAGTGGCACTTGGTGTGCAGCGGGCGCAGATCAGCGGCCCGGTAGACCTGTTGCGAAGCGGTCAGGCAGAACGAACATGCACCGGGATTCGGGCGCCTGCGGTACCTGTCGATCCCGTGCCGATCTGCTGCGGCCTTGTTCGACTCCGCTGCCGCCAACATGACGTCACGGTCAGCGATCTGACCGGCGTCAGCCCTGTCCGCTGCGGCGGCGAGGATGTCGCCGAGGTCGGCGCCGCCCCTGACACGGGCCATGACCGCTTCGATGTCGACTGGGTCAACGACGGCGAGCTCGCCGGTAGCTAGCTGGACGTACGAGTCGACGAACGACGCTGTGAGTTGCGCCGCGGACTGCGACGCGACACGCACGGTCGTCGCGGTTTCGGTGAGGGTGCCGGCGTCGAACGCTGCGCTGGCGACCGTTTCCGCGGAACCAGCGAGACGGATCAGGGCCGACTGGTAGGTGGCGGCGAGCCGGTCGAGCACCGCGGCGGAAGCCGCCACGTCACACCGTCTCTACGGCAGGCGCAGGCTCGGCAGGCATCGGGTCGACGCCAGTGCCGGCGACGGCCCGGTTCAGGGCTTCCTCGAGCATCATCGTCTTGAATCGGGCGATCTGTTCCGGGGTGTACCCGGCGTCTTCCCATAGCTGCGGCATCGGTACACCGATCGACAGCTTCTTGACGAGCGAGTCGACATGCTCGGATTCGGTGCGGGACTCCGGGTCGGCCCAGATCGTCTCGGCGGACATCGCGTCGGCGCGGGCGTCGCCCTGCGCCTTGAACCCGAGCCGGATGACCTCTTCCCACGACTCGCCGAAATGGCGGCGCTGCGACTTGACCTTCGCGATCAGGCCCGTCTCGGTCGCCTTCAGCGACTCACCGGACGGGAACTGGCCCATCCCGCCGAGCAGGTAATGAGGTGGTGTGCGCGAACGCGAGGCGAGCGACTGGATACGGTTCTCCAACGCTGTGACGTACGCCTTCAGGTCGTTCGATCCGAACTCGCCGAACTTCGCCTCAGAATCAGGGGTCGCCCAGAGACGATCGACAGCAGCCTTGAACGGCGCCTTGTCCTCACCGGTCGTCTCGTCCATCGCGACTTCGACACCGGTCGCCCAACGCTGCCTGAACGCCTGAAACTCGGAAGCGACGATCATGTCGCAAACCAGCTTGTTGATCTGATCCTGAGTCGACGTGACGTTGGCGAGCTCGGAACGGCCGCCGCCGAACAGGTTCGGGCGGTTGATGAGCGGCACCATCGGCACTTCGCCGAACGGGTTCGGGTCGCCTTCGACCTCGCGCCACTGCGCCGACGAGTCACTCTGACGCCACCGGTACAGACCATCAGGCAGGTACAGGGTGCAGGCTTCCTCGCCTGTCCATTCGTCCTTCCAACGCTTCAGCGCAGCGAGACGACGCCGCCGGTCGCCCGGATCACACGCGACGATCACCTGAGACGGATGCTCAACAGTGATCTTCGACCACTTCTCGCCCTTCGCTGGCGGCGCCACCAGAGCAAACGCACGCTCACAGGTGATCGCTGTCGTGTGGGCGAGGTCGGAGTCGGCGTCCATGAACGACGCCTGCCACATCGCGTGAGCGTCCTCGTCGCCGGCCGGGTCCTCACCGATGCGGAACCCGTTGACGATCATCCGCTCAGACTCAGCATCGACGACCAACTGCATCCAGTTGTCGACGATCGCGCCGAGCATCCTGCCGAACGTCTCGCGGTACTTGTCAGTCACCACCCCAAAGTCAGGATGAACGCCGTCGTAGTACCGCTGGAACTGTTCCGCCGTGCGGGCCTGCGTCTCTAGGCGTGGGAGAAGGAGTTCACGCCACCAGGCGGGCGACTGCACGACGTTGTCCACGTTCGCCCTCCCTAGAAGGTCATCAGCCGCTTTGATCGGGCGGGCTTGCGGTTCAGAGCACCTGCTGCGACGGCGTCGCCGCGGGCTTCCCACGACAGGCAACCGGCCATCGCGAGGTCGATCTTGCGGGGCGAGTCCGCACGATCCTTGGAGATGAGCCACAGCGGGTGGCCCTGGTCGTCGAGCATCCCGGTCTGGCCGACTCTGCGGGCGTTCCCGACGTGCGTCTCGTACACGTCAGCGTGCTCGCCGCCGTATGACATCGCAGAGTCGGTCATCGCTGTGCGGTACGACTGCAGGGCGAACGCCATCGGCCGGCGACGGTTCGTCCACCACGGGATGACCTTCGGCTTGCCCTTCGGATCGGTGAACCGGCCGACCCACGCGTCGATCGTCGAGTCCCAGTAGGGCGGGTCGCAGTACGCCGACCACACATCCCACAGGTCGAAACAGGCGGCCATCGCCTCGTCGACCTCACGCTCGCTGATCTCCCAGTCGTCATCGACATGGAGATGAGCGGGCCGTTCCCACACCTCGCCGACAACCTGATGGCCTGTCTCGACGTCGGTGGCGACGATCCCGGTGGAGTCACGGTGGCGTGCCCCGTCGAACCCGAGCGTCACCAGACGACCGGGAGCGATGCCGTCGGTGGTGCGTAGCTTCTTGAACTGCACCAGATCGAACGCAGCGTCCGCTGCGGCGACGACCCGGTTTCCGAAGAACCGTTCCGCCTGGCCGGGATCGCCCTTCGCGGCGAGCCGTTCGCAGTCCGCTTCGATGCGGTCCAAGTCGACCCACGGTGCACCCGAGTAGGCGTGTTTCAGGATGCGGCGACGTTCACGCTTGTTCGCCCATGACCCCGGCAACGGCTCCGGGTAGTCGATGTGGACATCGGTCGGCGTTTTCTCGATGTCAAGCTGGGCGACCGACGCTTCGACCGGGTCGAACGCATTCGTCGTCGCTTGCCACCGGCCGCCTGTGCCGGCGAGGTTGCGTCGCTGGTTATCCGCTAGGCGGTGCCCGCCGTTGCGGTCCGTCCATGAGTGCGTCTCGTCCTGCGCCGCGTAGGTGATGCGCTGACCGAGTCTTGAGCGGGCCGACGCCGTCACCGGTTCGATCAGCCCACCGTTCGGCAGATTGATGCGGGTCAGACCCGTGTCGGGGATGTCGGCGGCGATGTCGCCGAGCTCGATCATCGGTACGAGCGCACGCCAGATGTTGTCGGTCTGGTCCTCCGACACTGCGGTGACCTGAATGTGCGGCTGCGGCCACGGCCTACCGACCGGCTCGCCGTTGGCGTCCCATCCGGCGAACAGCACCGGACCTGCCGCTTGGGCGCAGATGTCCGCCGATGTCAGCGGCCCCTTGCCCCACTTCTGGGGGCGGACCAGAACCGACCCGTTATAGACGAACGGCGCCGACGGCTTCTCCGGGTCATCGACCGCGTCGGGCCAGAGCCGGTACTCCCACGCGAGCCAGTTGAGCTGCTCATCGGTGAGAATGAACCGCTCACCGGCAAGATGCCGGTCAGGGATCGCGCACGACGCCTCGATCCAGTCAGCGACGAGCCACCCGAGCGTCGGGAACTCGCCAGGATACTCAGCGCCCCGCCAGGGCATTCTGAACGCGACCCGCCATCACTGCGCCACCGCCTCGTCGGGATCGACGACACGCAACCGGGCGCGAGCCCCGCCACCGGACGGCTGCGGATCGGCCTTCGGTTCATCAGCGACCACAGTCCACCTGAGCGCCGCCATCGCCTTCGGGGTGAACCCGAGCCGATCGTCAAGGTCGAGCATGTGCTTCATGATCTGCAACCGGCCCGTCGCCAGCGAAGCCACACGCTGAACGACCTTGCGGGCCTCGGCGTCGGACTCCGGTTCGCCGACCGACACCAGATCCAAACCCTCGACGTCCGACAACGCCGCCAGATCATCCTCGAGCTGAGCGCGACGGGCAGCCACCAACTCGTGACCGCCAGCCCACGCCGACGCTTGCGGTGTCGCCCACGCCCACGACCACCACGCCCACCCGGCCCGACCGAGCTCCACCCAGTCAGGCACATCGGGAGCCGGATCAGTACGGCCGCCAGCAGGCAGCTTCGTCGTCGGGATCGTCGGGGAGTTCCGGCGACGCGGATTCTCCGTAGGGAGCGGTCCAGGCATGAGCGAACCTCGGATGTCCAACCACACACGGTGGTCGTAGGGGGGCCTTCCCGGCACCAGAACCCGTACACACTGCGAACCAAT